TTAAAAGATTCAGATTAAAAATTAATCCGCAAAAATAATGAATAAACCAAAATTTAGTGTTGCACTTATCGCAAAAAATGAAGCATTAACCTTGCCTAGAATGATAGGGTCTTTGAAAGAATATCAGGACCGAGGTGGGGAGATTTGGGTATTGGACACAGGGTCCACAGATAATACAATCGAAGTAGCTAAAGAGTTAGGGTGCAAGGTAGAAGCAGTAGGTGACAAGTTTAGAATAAACGTTGACGAAGAATTAGCTAAAAAAATAAACGAGAAGTTTATAGTAGACGGCGAGGCTCCAGTAGTGAATGCTGGTGAGTCTCTTTTTGATTACGCTTCAGCAAGAAATTACATTGCTGATTTTCCAGAGAATGATATGATTGCCACACCAGACTGTGACGAGATATATACAAAATTTGATATAGATAAATTAGACGAAGTTATTTCTAACGGTGTAGAACAATTAGAATATGAGTTTGTATTTTCACATGATGAAAATAATAATCCAGTTATTAAGTTCCGACACTGTAAGTTTTATAATAGAAAAAAATTAAAGTGGGTAGGTATTATCCACGAAGTTTTAAAAGGACAAGCTAATAAAATGTATCTCGGAGAAGATATTATTAAGTTAGAACATTACCAGAATGAAAAAACTAATCGTTCCGGTTACTTAAAAGGTCTAGCAATAGATTGTTATAATAATCCAGATAACGACAGGAACTCCCACTATTTTGCTCGGGAGATGTTCTATTTAGGACGACATAAATCAGCCATTAAAGAATTTTTAAATCATATTTCAATGGGACGATGGGGTACCGAAGCAGCTCAATCGATGATGTACATTGGAGATTGCTATAAAGCACTTAAAGATTACGATGAAATGCTAAAGTGGTATGTTAAGTCAGTTGAGAAAGAAGCTCGCAGAGAACCACTTATGAGGTTGGCAGAGTATTATTTCCAAAAGAATATGCACCCACAAGTTATAGCTTATGCAGAAGCTGCACTCTCAATTACTCAGTTACCATTCTATTCCAATCACCAACCTTACTATGAGAATGTACCTCATGAATTACTTTACATTTCATATTGGTGGACCGGTAATAAAGAAAAAAGTAAGGAACATTACATGAAAGCTTTAGCTTGGAAACCAAACCATCCTCGTTATATTAAAGATGGACAGTTTTATGGAGTAGACCAGAGTTTCAAGTCAGATGAGTATCTTAAAAAAATAAAGAATAATGAAAACTTCACTTTCGTAAAAAGAGGTGATGGTGAGTTAGCATGTATGAACGGAGAGACAGGAGCAAACTGTGATAACCATCCGTACTCTGAAGAACTTGGTAAAGCATTAAAAGAATCTTTTGAATTTCTAAAAGATAAAGCTGATATTGTAGAATGGGATGACCAAAAAAATTACAACATCTTACTTCATAGAAAAGATAATGACTTAGAGAAAGTTCGAAACTTCTGGGTGACAGTTCAAGAATCACCACGCAGGAAATTCTTTATCGGACCAGAGAGATTAAAAGGAGTTTGTGAATTACTAGGAGCTAAACATGTTGAAGTTCCATTAGTAAATGCTTTCGAATATATTACAGGTTCAGATTTAAGACCTGAAGATAATGATATATTTATTTTCAGTTGTGGAATGCCAGCTAAGTATTTAATTGCTAGAACACTAAAACAAAATCCCAACATTACCTGTATTGATGCTGGAAGTGCTTTTGACCCAATCTTTGTGGGAGCAACACGAACAGAACAGGCCGACAAAGAAACTCTTAGAAGATTATATATGAAAAGATATTCTCAAGAGGAATTAGATGAGAAGTTCAGTATACCTCAAGAAACTCATCCAGAGAGACTATTCAAATTAGAAAGAATTACTGATAACGATAAAGTTATTTATGACTTAGGTTGTTCAACTTTCAAAACATTAGACAGAGCTATTGGAGTTGATATTGAACAAAAAGAAGGAGTAGATGTAGTAGCCAGTGTTGATGACTTACCTACAATTGAAAGTAATTCAGTTGATGTTATTCTAGCCAGTCACATCATAGAACACATGGGAGATACTGAAAAAACATTATTTGAATGGCAGAGGATTCTAAAAGAAGAAGGTAGAATTATATTTATCCTACCAGACGATGAAGTAGTTGATACTATGAATCCAATGCTTAGCGGTGGTTGCCATAAACACGCATTTACTCGTGACGCTTTAGCAAAGATTATAGAAAAAATGCCCGGATTCGAGTTAAGTGAATTAGTTACAGTTATGGAAGGATGGAGTTTTGGAGGAGTTATTAGGAAGAAAACATCTGTTTTACCTAAAATAAGCTTTGTTATTCCAACCTTAGGAAGAGAAGAAGGCCTAAAACGCTGTTTAGACTCAATTGATAAGCTTAATTACCCTAAAGATAAAGTAGAAATTATTGTTAAAGAGGATAGTTTTGAGAACAGAACTGGAGTTCCCAAGTTAGTAAAACAAGGAGTCGAAGAATCAACAGGTGATTGGGTCGTCTTCGCTTCCAACGATACAGAATTTACACCTAATTCAATTTTACAAGCTTTATACGAAGGTGAAAAAGGTTATGTGGCCTTCAATACAGGTACTGTCTATCCAGATGAAGGGAACATCAACGAACATTTCATGATTCGCAAGGACATTATCGAAAAGATAGGTGAAGTTTTTGACACTGATTTCCATCATGTTGGAGTTGATAATTTGCTTCTAGCAAAAATGAGAAAATTAGGAGTGTTTGTTAGGTCGCAAAAAGCCGTAGTACAACATCACCATTTCGCTCAAGGTTCAGAGATGGACGAAACTTACAAATTAGGATGGTCTCATGTAGATGAGGACCGAGCATTATTAGCTAAGAAGTTATTAGAAATATAATATGGACGCAGAAACATCAAAAAAGTTTAACTTATATAGAAGTTTAGGTTCACAACTTATAAATAAAGGTAAGTGGTTTTTGAATCAAGCAACTCCCTTTGATAAAAGGATTTTATCTCAAGTTGAAATGATAAAAAATGTACAACATTTCACTGGGTTAATGCCAGTTCTTGCCGATGAGAAGTTCCATGCTACAGATATAGATACTTGGAAAACTATTATAGCTAATGATTGGACTAACAAAAGAAAATATGTAGCTGATACTTTTGACTGTGATAACTTCGCAAGTTCTTTTTGTGCTTACTGTGCTGATATTTATGAATTAAATACAGCAGGTAGATTTACTGTAGAGTTACTTAATCCAGAAACTAACGAACATATTGGGTACCATCGAGCGGTTATTATTATAGATAATAAATTAGACTGCTACCTGTTAGAAAGTCAGACAGATAAGATGGTTAAAATAGAAGATGGTGTAGACCCGGTTATAGATAACTGGAAATATAAAGTTAACCTTATTAGTTTTAATTAAAAAAAAATATGTTAAATAAAATAAAAGCAGTTTTGTTAAGTAATAGGTTCAAATCATTTTACTGGAGATTAGGAATGTTAGTATTAGCCGCACTTATTGGCGGGATATTAGATAATATTAATATTCTTTCACCATATCTTAGCCCAGCATCAATCGGTATATTAGGATTGATTTTAGGTGAAATTTCTAAGGCAGTTAACAACTCTGTAAAAGCAAGAAAATTGATTAAATAAAATATAGAGTATAAAATTATAGTATAGGTATTAGTAATTAATTAAAAAACAAGATGTATCCCCAAATAAATATAAAACACAATATAGGGAACACGATTGAAGTCCCAAATCAATTGGACATCAAAGCTTCTACTTATATGAGTAGTAATATTGCTGCGGGGGTTCTAGCTGTACCTGTTGAAAATACAACAGATTTTACAGATGGTTCCATCTTGCTATTACTTTCATCTATAGGAGCTGAGAATGCTGAAATCGTAACCTCTACTTCTAATACAACATCATCGTTCGTGACTTTGGCTACTTTGATGGCTCATAGTCGAGGTGATTTAGTTAGTGAATTGAAGTACGACCAAATAGTTGTTTCAAAATGTGCCACAGTAGACGGAGTTTACTCTGTATTGGCTACCCAAACATTTTTTACAACACAACAGGAAACAGTTATTTACGATACAACAGGTCTTTCAACGGACTACTACAAAATTCAGTGGAAAAATTCACTTACAGGTTTAACATCTGATGCGTCTACTCCAATAAGTGTTTCAGGTTATCCAACTAATTCTGTAGCGAATGTTATTTTTCCAGTTCTAAAAGCTATGGGAGTATCAGAAGATGACCCTAAGATTACAGTTGATTTCTGTTTATCAGCAATTGATGACGCTAGGAAATTTACTCAAGCTAAACTATATGGTATTCGTCACGCTTGGCAACAGGAGTTCGAGTATCCTATTCAAGTTTTAGCAGGAACTAATTCTGTAGACCTACCTGACGATATTGATTTCAGTGAGACTGACCGTTCTGTTTTAGCCGCTAGATTCTTGGTAGACAATATAATGGCACCTTATAATTTAAGGTATGTAGATAAGAAAGATTGGAATAATGTAGGGGCTTCAGTTCAAGGAGGAACTACAACAGCCGAGGCAGCTATAGGTGCAGTGAGTATAACATTAAATAGTGTAGGAGATTTTCCGGATTCAGATTCAGGAGTAGCTTATATTGCTACAACAGATTATGACGAAGATATAGAACAAATTGCATACACGAGTATAGACTTAACAACGAATCAGTTACTTGGAGTAACTGGAATAACAAGGGTAATTCCATCTGGAACGAGGGTCTGGTCGAGACCGACAATTTCTCAGCCGGTCTGTTACACAGTTTATGACGGAAAATTGTTTTTCGATAGAATCATTCCAGATTCAATGCAGGGAAAAAATCTCTACATTGATTACTACAAGAAAATTGATAAAGTTGAAAATCTCTATCAAGAGCTTTCAGAGCACTACAGAGAGATTTACAAATGGTACTTGCGTTACGCTATTAAATACCGAAAGGATATTTCATTAGAGAGTAACGACCCAGACTTAAAGAAGTTCGAATCATTAGTTCAAGCTTTGTTTGATAATCTTTACACAGGGCAAGGTACTGTTATTACAAATTAATTAAATTAAAAATTATTATGGCATTAGGTCAAAATCCGTTGATTCCGTTAGTTGATATTCAACAACAGGAACAACCAAGTAATACAAGTTCGTACCAATTGATTACCTTCGGGACAATCACAGGTGGTACACCATACGCAGGGACAGATTATGCAAATATTTTCGCATTGGAATGTATTTTGCAAGATTTAGATGGCTCTGCCGTTTATCAAATGACAGGTACTGTTGCTAACCCATCTTGGACAGCTATTGGTTCTGGAGCAGCTGGTGCAACTGGCTACACAGGTCCAACCGGCTACACAGGTTACACTGGAGCTGGAACAACAGGAGCAACTGGCTACACAGGTTACACTGGAGCTGGTGCAACTGGTCCTACAGGTTATACAGGTCCAGTCGGAGCTACATCCGCAACAGGTGCAACAGGTGCAACTGGTTATACAGGTCCAACCGGTGATACTGGGTATACTGGATACACAGGCTACACAGGTTATGGTCCAACAGGTTACACTGGTCCAGTCGGTCCTATAGGAACAACCGGTGACACTGGTGATACTGGAGCAGATGGAGCAGATGGAGCTACAGGTTACACTGGTCCAACAGGTTACACTGGTGATGATGGTGCAGCTTCAACTGTAACAGGTCCAACAGGTCCAACAGGTTACACTGGTCCTACTGGTTACACTGGTCCATCCGGTGCTGACTCAGCAGTAACTGGCTACACTGGCTACACTGGTGCAACAGGTTACACAGGTCCTAGTGGAATTATCGTTGACGCAATTACTACTACAGCAGGAGGTAGTTCAGTTGAAAACTTGTCAGCTGGTGATTACGCTAACGTACTTGGAACTGACCGAGTATTCGTTCAATTAGTTGATAATGGAACGAACAACGTTTCAGTTCTTTCAGCAGTAACCAATGCTGGTTCTGTTGATGTGACATTCTCTGGTGACCCATCAAGTGATACGGTTATCAATGTATTAGTTACTAGAACTTAGTTTTTCTACCCCCTTCCTATTTTTGCGGATGGGGAGGGGGATAGGAAAGTTAAACCTAATAAATAAAAATATGTCAGAAACCATAAAAAATATAAAAATACCATCACCAACAGAAGGAATAATCCGTTCTGCTCAGTTGAATGACAATATCTGTCCAGAGAACTCTGTTCAATTATCTGTGAATGTTAACTTCGACAGGATTGGTGCTATGACTACTAGGCCCGGAGTAGCAACTTATGCTTCAACATTAGATGGTAGTGTAAATGCTTTTGGTTCTCTAAATTCTCAATCGAGTGCAACTAAATATTTATTTGCTCAAGTAGACGATACTATTCAGTCTTTAAGTTCTGCTACAGGGACATGGTCAGAAGTCCGTTCTGGTTTAACTGGTTCTGCTAAAGCTAGATTCAGTCAGTTCCTAAATAGAACTTGGATGGTTAACGGTAATGCAGGAGATGTACCTAAAACTTCAGCAGGTGGAGCTTTTGATACAACTGATGTCCCCGCTACATTCCCTAAAGCTGATTTTATTCAAGCTGGATTCGATGGCCGTGTTTGGGTGGGAGATGCTTCTAAGGATATTCTTTACTACACAGATATTGTTCAATCTACAGATGGGATAAGTTACGATACACCATTAACTTTTGATATTACTACGAATTTCATTGCGAAGTTTTCACCTCAGAACGGAGAGTCTATGACAGGGTTATTCCGAGTTCCGAAAGCTCTATTACTTTTCAAACAGAATCATATCTATCGTGTCTACGGGACAGAAAATGTTGACCCATACCCAGCCTACAATGTTGGAACATATTCTCAGGAATCTATAGTTCAAGGAAAAGACGGTATCTATTTCCATCACTCTTCCGGGTTCTACAAATTCACATACGATGGTCAACCAACTGAAATCTCAAGGCGAGTAATCGACTTTGTTAAAGCAATCCCACGAGCTTCCTATGAGAATGTTGTAGGTATTTACGATGGTTACGATGCAATTAAATGGTCAGTTGGAGAGGTAACTGTTGAAGGTGTAACCTACAAGAATTGCCAGATGAGATATACAATCTCTACTCAAGTTTGGACTATCTATGATTTTGATGATAACGATATAACAGCTTTGATTAGTTACGATAACGGTACAACTATTGAACAGGTGGTAGGAACAGCTGACGGACTTGTTGGTAAATTAGATTCTGGTTATACAGATTTCGGAGAGGATATTTATTTCGACATAATAGACAGATGGCGTTCATATACAGAAATGGATTCTCATTCAAAGGGTATCAGTGGTTTAGCATTCATGGTTGATAATGGAGGAGGTACTGACGTTCAATACCAAACTGATTCTATGGGAGTAAATAAATGGAAGGACATCGATACAATCGGAGAAGATTTTGTTTCACTATTCCCAAATGTAACTACTGATGATTTTAATGAATCACGACTTCGAATAAAAGGATATTCAAACGGTGAACCAATAGTATTTGAAAGTATAGAATTACTTTCAATTCAAAATAAAGGGTTAGATAAAAACTAAAAACATGCGTTTAAGCGAATTATTTTTAAATAGATTTTTATATAAAGATACATCTCAGGACATGGAGACTAAAAGTTCTGAGTTTTTGGCTGCTGATTCAACCCCTGATACTCCTGTACCATTAGCTTCTGGAGGGGCTGCTCAAGATATAAATACTAGCAATGTTCTAATCAATGGAGCTCAGTTGGAGCCGGGTACTTATCCGACAACTGTTTTGGATGTTTCTAATTGGGGATGGACACAAACTTGTGTTTTCACTTCTGATTCCGCTGACACTGTTGTTTGGGATGGTGGGGATTTTATTTCTGCTGACGGAACCACCTATACTATTTCTGCCGGTACTACTGGAGCAATGACTCAGAAAACTTATATTTATTTATCATTATTAGACCCAGTCAATCCTACTACCACCTACAAACATTCTATAACACCATCTGATGCTGTTGGTTTAGGTAAGGTTCTTATTGCTGTAGCTGAAGATGCAGCTGTCTCTGCTACCTTTAATCTTAACGAAGCTACTCAGATTGTTGGTGATAACATTCTAGCGAATACAATTGATGCTTCTAAAATCACAGCAGGACAATTAGTGGTTGGAACTAATGTTGGTATAGGAACAGCTGAAGACTCTGCTGGAGTTACTACTATTATTGGAGATACAGTTGATACCGGATATATTAATGCTCTTTCAATTACAGTTTTAGGAGCAGTTACAGCTGGGTCTTTAACAGGGCTTACTATTACTGGGGGAACTATTCAAACTGATGATGGAACAGGACACCGTGTCGTTATAACAGGGGCTAATGATGATATTAGATTTTATAACTCTTCAAATACAAATACAATTCTTTTAGATGGGTCAAGTACTGACTCTACTCAAAGTCAGGTTCGTATTGGTGGTGGAATTGCTTTAACTGGCTCAACAGATGCTACTTATTCTTATGGTACAGAAATTTGGTCTGGAGGATTTGGTGGAACTGGAATTGCTACCTTTATTGATGCTATTGGAAATGGGCAATCAGCTTCATTATCGGTTCGTTCTAGTGGTGAATTATGGTTATACAGTACAGGGGGTGCTGTTAATTTTTCTGTAGATAATGATGGAAATATTAATACTCCATCAATAAATTTGAATGGAACTACCAGAACATCTTGGCCTTCAGCAAGTTATCCAAGTGCAGGAATAGCTCTTTCGACTGGTTCAGGTTGGGGTTCTTCAATAACAAATAATTCATCTAACTGGAATACAGCTTACGGATGGGGAAATCATGCGAGTGCTGGATATGCTGTGAAGGGAAGTTCTAATACATTTACAAGTACAAACACATTTAGTGGACTTATTACAGCAAATGGTGGAATAACACTTGGAGCAAGTGATGTTCTATTATTTAGTTCAGGAGCTTATATAGATGACCCGAAAGCAATATATATGAGTTCTGAAACATCAGCTCCCGGTGGAGCAGCTGGTGGAATTTATTATAATTCATTAACTGGTTACTTTTACGGTCATGATGGTTCAAGTTGGAAACAACTTGCTTTCGTATAGGAGTTTGCATAAACAAAATATTAACAATATAATTTAATTAATAATATGTACCCAACAACAAATTTACAACCCGGACAAAGAGGACCAGAAGTCGAAAAACTTCAGCAGTTTTTGTTGTCAGAGGGTCTTCTAACACAAGCACAAATAAATACTGGTCCGGGAATTTATGGTCCAGCAACTACTCAAGCAGTAAAATACTGGCAAGATATAAATGGTGTAGATAATACTTCTGGCCCGGGGTATTGGGGACCAAGGTCTATTGCAGCTGCTTCTGGTAATCCTATGGCCGGAGCTTCGAATGTTGCAGAACCTGCACAACCAGCCGTACCCGCACAACCAACTCCATACGCTTATGGAAGAGCACCTGATGACCCTATGAATCAATTCAATACTCAAACAGGGCAACCTAATCCTAATTGGAATGGAGGTAATGCAACGATGGGAGGTGGTAGTGACGAACCATATTCAGAAGAAGAGTATACAGCTGCTTTGGAAGCGAACCCTATCATTCAAGCTTCTATAGCGAAAGGAAACACAGCAGAAGATTTAGCTTATGCAGCTGAAACTGGTGATTTAAGTGGTTTAGTTAACCAATTTGGACAACCTTTTAGCTTAGAAGAGCAACAAACAGCCCTAAAACAGGCTGAAGATGACAATAAGTTGTATTACGATGCCCTAAAATCGAAGGAAACAGCTGATGCAGAGTCTGCTTTAGCCGAAAAAAAAGCCAATTATCAGGATTACTTACTAAACTCAGGACAGCAATTCGAAAGCGACAAGACAAAATCTGACCAGTCAGCAGCTAATCAAGGGGTATTATTCTCAGGGGGAAGAGTTCAAAGAGAAAAAAATCTAGCTCGAGCTTATGAACAAGACCAAGCTTCAAAATTAGATTCTCTTAGTAGAGATATTGGAAACACAGCTAGAGACTATCAATATAAATACGGAAACGAAGCAGCTAATGGGTTATCTCAGTACTATAACTTGGGAGGAAATTCTTACAATCCTAATGTAGCAAGAGGTGGAGTTAGTTCAAACGCATTATCAAGTGTCTATAATCCAAACAAATACAACTATCAAGGAACTGTAAATACGCAAAAGAAAGCTGTTGCAAATCAAAGAGCGGCTGGATTGTTATGGAATAAAGGCAATAAATTATTAGCAACAGGAGCAGGTAATCAATATTAATATTATGAATCCATCAAATCCATTCTACAATCTAATCGATAAGAACAATCCGTTCTACAGTAAAACACAAACAAGGGAACTTCCTAATGGTGGTGGTTCTTATAGTATTCCTAGTACTACTCCCGGTTCTCAGTTATTTAGTCCTCCATCAATGGCTACTCAAACATCTACTCCACCAACTCTTTTCGGTCAGCAGGAACAAACAGCCCCACCTAAAAAATCAAAGTATATGAATCCAGCTACAGGAAAATATTACACACCGGAAGAATATGCTAATAGTGTGGCTCTAAAAATTCCTGCAAGTAAAGGAACTGGTGATGTTACACAATACGCTGGTGATGCTCTAGCTAACCCAGACGAATCAACAGAGGCTCTAAATACTCGTGCAACTAATATGAATAATACTCGGAATGATATTGCAACAGGAACTACAGACCCTTACAAAGTAGGTAAAGATTCCGGTATAGCTTACAGTCCACAGGAATTGGCCGCTATTGAAAAAGCTTACGCTGGTATCTACGACCCAGCTTTGAATGATGTATTCTCAAGATTAAAAACTAGAGAGGAAGAAGCCCAAAGAGATGCTGACAGAGAGGATAGAATTTTCGCAACCAATGAAAGTATCCGACAATGGAGAGCAACTACTGGTTCTAAGATTGATACTGAAAATGATACTAAAAGTGACTTATTTACACAAAGTCAATTAAATAATGGAGCAACAAACGCAAGATTAACAGTAGGACCTGATGGAGCTTTTGAACAATTAAGTAATGACCTTAAAAACTTCTTTATTAATCCACCGAAAGAGGTAGACCCAGTTACTGGAAAGTCTTATGACAGTTTTATCGTTTGGGATAATTTAATAAAACAAGTTGAAGATGGTAAAATGTCAGTTAAAGAAGCAGCCGATGAAATCGAAAGTAGTGGTTTGTCAAATGATGTTAAACATTATTATCTTGACCAATTACCATTAGAAGAAAAAGAAAAAGAAGGATACTTTAAAAGACTTTGGGGAGCAATAACAGGGAATTAAAATAATGTCTACTATAAATAGGTTCAAAAATTTAGATGACCGTTTATCAACAAGTACCACTACGAATAGATTTAAAGGGTTAGAAGAACAAGTACCATCTCAGAATGGTGCTGTTTCTAATACAAGAGAACTTAATCAATTTGGACTTCCAGTTTCTTATATTTCTCAAGGAAGTGGAACTACTGAGACCCCAGTAAAAGATGATGGCTTCTTAACAAAAGCTGCTAAATTTGTTCTTCCTAGAAAAGCAGAAGATTTCTTTGGACTAAATGATACCGAACAACAGAAACAAACAAGGGATAATATTACTTCTTCATACGAAAACAAGTTTGCTAGAGAAGATTTAGGTAGATTACAACAACGAATAGACCCAGAGACAGGGAAACTTCCAACTCAAACAGCTGGTGGTGTTATAAAAGAAACTCCCGGTATAAAATATGTTCCATTTTTTGGTGCTGTACCATCAATAAAGGACTCTTATGCACTATATCAAGCTGCAAAAAGACTAGAATCAGGTACTAATACACCTGTAGATGACAATATTTTGGCACAATTTAAGGCAAAAAGTGAGCAGGATAAGACTTTTGGTGCAAAAGTACTGAATGTTCTTGTAGAACTTCCAGCATTCGCTGGTGAATTAGCAGCGACTGGAGGTATTTTCTCTAGTGTAAAAGGAGGGACGCAAAAACTTGTAACAAAGGGACTTGAAACAGCAGCTGAAAAATCAGCAAAGAGAAAGGCTATCGAGAGTGTTCTTACAAGGTCAGTAGGTAATGTTGCTGGTGCAACTGCACAAACTATACCAGCTAGATTCCTAGAAATAACGGCTGAAACTATCCAGAACATGACCCCTGAGTACCAATATCAACCCGGTGAAGCCAATACTTTTTCATCTTTTATATCAGAACCCGGAGATGATGTCTGGTTAGCCGCAACTAAAGCTTTAAGCAATCAATGGGTGGAAGTTGTTTCTGAAAAATCAGGAGGTATTTTCAACGAAGCTCTTGCTCCAGTTAAAAGTAGACTAATGAAACTGGCTGTTTTTAAAGCTCTTGTTAAAAAAAATCCATCACTAACTTCAAGCAAGTTTATGAGTTTAGTAAACTCAGCTGGATGGAATGGAGTTCTTGCTGAAATGGGAGAAGAACGAATTGGGGAACTTATGAGAGGAGCCCTTACACAGGTAGGACTTAGTGAAGATGGTTTTAAAATGCCTAGCAAAGAACAATTGGCTGTAGAACTTGTTTCATTCGCAATTCCGGGAGCAGCTATTGGTATAGCTAATAAAGCAATGCAGTCACAGGATGGAAGTTTTAAAGGATTTAAAACAGATACTACCGGGATGACTAATTATGACAACCTTTTAAATACAACAGATAAGGCTTCAAATGGACAAACATTGCAGGATTATTATAGAGATGAAAAAGGAATGTCTGGAGAAATTATTACAATGTCTCCAGATGAATATATAAATAGAGCAGCAGAAGGATTTAATAAAGATATTAATGAACTTATAGAAACTAGGGGTACAAAATATCCAACACAATATGCTGAGAAAATGAACAATGGAGAAAACTTTAATATGCCTGTATTAGATTATAGTAAAGATGGTTTTACTCAAGAGGGATTAAATAGAGCGATAGCAGCAAAACAATTAGGGATAAATGAAATGCCTGTTCTTGTAGTAAATAATAAACAAAAAACTTCAACAATAACTAACCAAGAAACTGCACCAACTCCAAAAGGTCCGGGACATAGAAAACTAAACGATACTTTGGATAGGATGGTTAGAAGTGGAACTCTCTTTGAAGAAGATGCGGTTATTCTTAAAACTCTTTTTGAAGATACAAACGATGATTACCTAGTCAAACTAAATTTAGAAGATGTTAAAAATCTACCTGCTCTTGGAAGATTTCGGATTAAACAGAGAATGAGAGATATGGCTATTCTTGATGGGAGCAACAGACTTCAAATGAGAAAGGGAGAGGCAGAAAATAATTCAATGACTTCTGCTGCAAAAACATTCGTACATGAATACGGACACTCTGGCTGGTATATGATTTTGTCACAAGAGGAAAGAGATATGGTTAAAGATGTTTATAGAAAACTTGGTAGGAAAGGGAGAATATCTTTATTTGAAAAAGGTGCTGGAAGCAACCCAAATTATCACGGCAGAGCAGAAAGAAAAGATGTTGGTAGAGAGTTTTGGGCTGAGAGTTTTGCTGAGTATGTTATGGAAAATAAAGTCCCAGCTGAACAGATGAGGCCTCTTTTAGAAAAAGTCGGTCGTTACCTTTACAATGGGCTAAAGAGATTAGTATTTCGTGGAAATGTAAATGCTATAAATAAACTAAAACCACTATACGAAAAGATATTAGCTGGAGATAAAACAACTCCACTATCAGTGTTTGCAAATAAAGAGCCTCCTAGCTTCAATGCCGAGGTCCGGAAAATGATAGGAGAAATAGAAGCAGAAGATGAAAAAGGATTTCAGGAGCGTAGGAAAGAGATGCTAGGGAAACCTACTACTAAACAAGTCCCTGTTAAAAGTCTATTCCCCGGAGTTACTGAACAACCTATTCAAAAACCCCAAGGTGAATCTCCTGTTGATATGTTTCCAGATGTACCTCCAGATTTAATTGATACAGTAGAACCGATAGAGAAAGTTCTTGAAGGTGATAAAAGAACTCCTATAAATGAGAGGGTTCGTTTTATTGATTATCTTAGAACACCATGGAGAGTATTTGAAAGGATGGGGATTAGAGCACAATATCAATCTTTACTTAAAGCTTATGAAAATTATGTTCAAGAACTACCAAAAAATATAGATAAAATAACAACATGGTCTAAACAAGTTTCTCAAGAAGGTAATGAAAAAATATTCCGTTCTTTAGATGGTGAAACAGTAGAATTAAATCCAGAGGAAATTAAAGTTAAGAACGAAATAAAATCTTGGTTACGCCAATGGGCTGATAGATTAGGTATGGACCCAGATGCTAGAATTTCTGAGTATATTACTCACATTTTTCCGTTTGGAAAAAATGGTGAAATTCCAGAAGAATTAGCTTATGTAATAAATAAAAAAATTCCCGGAAGTGTTTATGACCCATTTTTACTACAAAGAAAGGGTGCAGAAGGTTATTTAAAGGATACTTGGGCCGCACTTGATGCTTATGTTAAGCGTGCAACTAGAAAAGTTCACATGGACCCTGCATTAGCAGAATTAAAAGATGCGTCTGATGACCTTACAGACGTTAGTCAGTTAAATTACATAAATAAATATGTTGGGACTATTAATATGAGACCAACAGAATTGGATACAGCAATCGACAACCATATAAAAGAACTATTTGGATTTAGATTCGGGGTAAGACCAACAGCAGCAATAACTAGAACTATTCGTAAAACCATAGCTAGAGCTAAAATTGCTGGTTCAGTTGTTTCATTTGGTAAAAACTTAACTCAGGGGGTTAACACCTTTTCTGAACTTGGTACACACTACACAACTAAGGGATATATTGATTTAGTAAAATTTGGTAAGAAAGAATTAGAGGAAAATGGTGTTCTTATCCAACCATTTATCGAGGATAGAACTTATAGTGCTGTTAAAAAAGCAGCTGAGAAATTTGATAATGCTATGTTTGTAAACATGTCTGCGTCAGAATTAGTTAACAGAGGAGCAGCTTATTACGGGGCTAAAGCAAAATTCCTTAATGGTAAAATTAAACCAAAAGAGTTTAGGAATGCTCTAGGTAGAGAAATGCCAGCTGATTATTCTCCAACAATGGAAGATGCAATTGATTATGGTAAAGCTATTTCAGCTAAAACTCAATTCTTATTTGGCCCACTAGATACTCCAGTAGGGATGAGTAGTGATATTGCAAAAACTGCTGCACAGTTCCAAACTTTTGGATTAAAACAACAAGAATTTATTTGGCAAATGTTAGGGGAAAAAGAATATCTAAAATTCACTAGATATATGCTAAGCTCTATGCTCCTATTTGCTTACATCGGCTCAGCCTTTGGAATGAGATGGGATGATTCACTTAAAACTTTACGATGGGGATACCCACCAATTGTCCAATTTATAATAGATTTAGCTCAAAAAGGAGTATTTGGTAAAGATAAATATGGTAATAAACTAGACCCTATGGAAAGAGTTTCTGGAGTGGCCGGTTCTCTATTTACCAATGTAGTCCCAACTGGTGCTCAAATAAAAAGAAGTGTTGAAGGATTTAATGCTGTTAACGAAGGAGCTGTTTACGGTAAAGCACCAGATGGAGCTCAACGAGGAGATTTCCAATATGAAATAGACCAAACTCCTATGAATTACATTAGAGGTACACTATTCGGTAAAGGGAACTTACCATCAGCTCAAGAGTACTATAAAAATAAAGAGTCTGGTAAAAAACCTTCAGGTAATAATAGATTCTCAGGTTTATAAATTAAAAAACACCCAATTCATATAATATTTTATAAAAAAATGTTATGAAGGAGGGTGTTTTTTAGTGTACCGATGATACCAAATAGTCGTATGACTATCTTTTACCGTTGCCATTGATTCTGTTGCGAAGAACTATGGGTGGCTGGACTCCATTCAAAGATAGCTTCTCGATATATCCAGTATCTTATTTAATTGTAAAATTATTTCTCTAAACACGCAAGAAGTAGAGGTGTAAAATTAATTGCTGTCTTTTCAAAACCATTAATTTTTATTTCGTTAATAAAAATATCCTCTGCTCTTTGTGTAATCTCAGGAGTTAATTCTACATTCTCTTCTTTAGCTATTTCAGATAACAACATTCCGAACTCCAAAGCTAATTCTACTGTTCTTTTTCTATAGAATGGTAATTTAATCATTTCTTTTTTTCTTTAGTTTCTGGTAATGGTGTTGTTATTTCTTGTTCTTTCAGATTCTCTAACACTCTAGCAATTTGAACTAAATTAAATCCTGTTTCAGCAGGAGCTACCTGATTTTTTAGAATCATAACTAACTCATCTCTTGTTTTTTTAGGTAGTAATAACATATTAATTTGCTTTATAAATTGTTAAACAATCATCTTGTTTTTTCTCAAATCTTTCTTCTATATTTGTATATTTATATGCTGGTAATTCACAATCCGGTTTTCTACCCATTGTTTCACAGGCATTATCCCAATCTAAACTGTAAACTTCATAAGCATTATTCTTACAATCTTTGTAATTAATTTCTCTTTTCATTTGTGCAAAAGACTCAGCTCTTTCTTTTTGTAACTGTATTTCTAATTCATTTGCTAATTCCTCTCTTGGAATTGCAATAAAAGCTGTATAAAGTATCCAAAGTACTAAAAACACTACTATAATTCCGATAATATTAAGTATATTTTTCTTTAAAAAATTCATTATATTTCCTTTAAAAACGACTTATAAGCTTCACTTATCTCAGTCGCTGATTTAACTATTAATTTCTCCATTCTTTCAATTTCCCCTTCATGGAAAGGTCTATGAAAGGATTTTATTATACCTGTTATGTTAATTTTCTTCTCTCCTTCTCTCCAAAAATCAACTGGTTCTTCTTTAACATCTTTAGTTTGTATCCAGTCTAAGTCACAATACTCAGGGACTTCTCCATAACTATACTTCAAAGCGACTGCATAGAAGAGTAATTGGCCATGCTTGATGACTTTAGCTTTGGTCCAAGGAATTTTTCCAGTCTTATATTCCCGGAAGACATTATTGATTGAATCGTAACTGTCCAAATAAGAAAGTATTGGAACTCCAAGAACATCTGTTTTAATTTCGAACTCCGGCTTATCATAAACTACTAAATCTGGGAGAAGTTCTTTGTGTTTACCTTCTTCTATCATCCCAGCAATACCTTTCCCAAACCTCAAATACTTGGTATCTAATTTCTTCCCGCATTCGAAATACTCTCTTCTATAACGGGTAGGATTAGATTGCCAACATGATAGTTGGGACCAAGATAGGTGAGGCTTTGGTAAGATTAGTTTATTTTTCATTTTCTTTTAGTTCATCTTCTTTGAACATTACAAGCCCAGCTAGAGTTATTTTATCATCCTCTGTTAACTTAACTGATGCTTTTATCTGTTGAATGATTAAATTTAGAGCATCCATGCTCATACATGATTCAATTGCTTGAGTGGCTTTGGTTAGAGCTACTGAACTTACGGGTGATTGCTCCATAGCTGGTGTTTGAACTGGTTCTGGAGCTGTCTTATTTTCTGGAGCTTGTGGAGGAACAGGATTAACAGGATTTGGTTTAACTTCAGGTTTTACCGTCCTCTTACTGATTTGGAAATACTCCTTCCATAATTTATTCATGTGAGGAGCCATGTAAGCGTGAGCTTCTTCCGGATTCCCTGCTTTTACTACAATCTCTGGTTGGATGTTAGCATAATCACCAGTAGGGATAACCATTTTGATAGAGTAGCTTATCATTTCTACTTTTGGTTTTGGGGTAGCCTTCTTCTTTGCTACTTTCTTTTTTACGACTTTTTTAGTTTTTGCGGATTCCATAATTTTTTATTCTTCTTTAGTTATTAATTCGATTTCTTCTACAAGTTTACATAATGGGCAAAATCTAATTACAGTATAAGTAAATTTACCTTCAGTAATAGATACTCTTTTTTGCACTTGATTGTAAACCCATTCATGTACATGTGGTCCTTGTGACATGGTTTTTTATAAACTTACTTTAGTAAATCGTAGAGAAGGCTCTTCGACAAATGTAGCCAACCCTGTACTTTCTTCATGAGCTTTTTGAGCTTTGAACTCTTCATTTAGCTCTGCAACTTTTGGTGTATAAGTCCATTTTTTCAACTTAGAAATAGTGAACTTACCTACTGATGTATCGACTTTATCCTCTCCTTTTTCAGCCATTTCTTCTATAATCTCTTCTTTGAGACCCTCTTCTCTTTCTTTTAATTTTTTTATCTGAGACTTGATTACAGCATATTCTTCGTAATTATTTAATAGTGGTGACATAATTAATTTTTCTTAATGAAGAAATCTATAATCAATCTATAGACTTCTCCCTCTGTTAAATTATCTTTTTTTGCTTTTGCTTTAACAAAAGCTTGTTGGTCCTCTCTTATTCGAGTATTAACCCTTGCGAATGGTTTTACTTTTTGTTTTGACATTTTTAAATTTTAATTATTTTTTCTGATAATTTCTCCGCAGTCGACCTACTGATAGAGATAACTCCTTTGTCCCTTAATTTAACAATCTCTTCAAACCTTATTAAACAAAATTCTTTCTTGAACTTGATAATAAGGTAAGAGGGTAAAGGTGGTATACTGAAAGAATCACAAGGTTTTGGTCTACTGATTTCATCCGATAGTTTCCATACTATTCCACTCTTTTCTGTAGCTTGTAATCCTTCCCACTGAACTTTTTCTATTTTACTAAAAGGAAATGTTTCTTTATCGGTCTGTTTTAATTCAAAAAATCCATACAACCTTTTTTCTTTTACATATTGATTAAATATTGTCTGCCATTTTGCTTCTTTTTTTAACATAATTCTATTATATTCTATGTCGGTGTCGGTGTCAAGCTGACTTATCCCCAACTTATATATTTAGAGTAAGTTTTTCTTGGAAATCCTGCCCACTCATAATTGAATTGTGACAATCCAAATCGCAACCTTTGACTACCAAGTGAATGTATAAATTCTTTTTTAATTTATTAGCACGGAGCACTCGACCAACGCTCTGTTCATAACTAACATATCTCCAAGACTTACTGGCATAGATTACACACGGAAATGACGATAAAGAATATCCGGAAGAAATATCACACTGAGCGATAATTATATGCGGTTCCGGACTCTCGTTTACCTTTCTGATAAAGGTTCTATCTTTAGTCTGGCCAGTCAGGGTGGAAACATTGTAACCCTCTTTCTTTAGGGCTTTCTCTATTTCAGTGATTTGAGCGGTATAATTAGCAAAAATTAATAATTTTGGAAACTCTAAAGCCCTTTCTTTTATGTAATCTATCTTATAAGATTTGAAAATTTTAGTCTCACTGCTCATTTTATCTGTTTTTCCGTCCAATTCTTCGATTTTCTTACCATATAGCACTCCATTCTCTATCGTACGAAGCCGTGCTCGCCTTACAAGGGGGTCTGCCTCCGCAAATGATATATCTGTCACGGCTTGCTTTTGCTCCTTGCTAAGGTCAATTTCAACGACTTTATGGGTCTGGTCAGGTACATCAAAGAAGTCATTCAATCCTCCGGTATAACCTAACTTCTGGATTAGTTCAGCTAGTCTTTGTTTGGTTGCTTCATCTTTCTTTGGAATCCATACTCTACGCAATCCAATTCGTATTTGTGTGTAGTAAACATCCCGGAATTTATCAAAATCCCAGTCTTGTCCAAAAAGGAATCCAATAGCCCAAACTGACATAGGTTTTGGAGCGGGAGTAGCGGATGACAGGTAGAGTCTTTTAGGAGAATGTTTCATGAGGAACTTGTAGGTGGCCTCGAATATCTGGGAGGTTTTAGGTTTCCGGATTTTATTCTTTTGAACATAGGAGGGAAGTACTCCAAGATTATTGTGGCATTCGTCTATGATAACCGTATCGTGGTATTCTAAATCGTCCCAGCTCTTTCTTAAATCTTCCTTGCTAATTACTTGCAGATTCTTTTTAGTCTCCCATTTTTCATTTTCAATCTGCCATGTTTCATCATCTCGCTGTTGTTTCGGACAGATAACTAAAACTTTACCTTCAGCTAATTCCAAAGCTGTTCTGGTCTTACTTGCTCCGGTACCAAGAAACAAACCACACTTCAATGGGTCCTTATCTATAATTTTCTTTTGGTGGTCGTATAATTTTGGTATCATTTTTTATTTGTTAATCTTTTTTTTATATTATTTTTTATAGATTCATTTCTTTTTAACCAAGCTTGACATTCAAATGGTCCAATACCGTCACTTATTTCTCGCTGACTCATCATGCTTTTTGCTAAATCTCTTTTTGGTCTTTTATTTCTTGTCATTTTATTTTTTATTAATTATTAAAAGTCATTTTCATAATTTCTAATCCCGTTACTATTTCTTATCCATTGAGGTGCTAATTTTATTCCAACAAATTTTGCTTCATTCCCTCCGAAGATTCTAGGAGTAAATGTAAAACGATTTCCTTTTGCCCCGTAAGCTTTTACTTCTTTCGTAAAGGTTATATTAGCTTTAGGTTTTCTCCCTCCCTCGGACAAACTCCATTTTTTGTATTCAGCGTATAGTTCCGGAGTTTCAATACTTTCTGTAGGGTCAAGTTCAATACATTGTGATAAGAATCCCTCCACTGATGAGTTCTCTGCTCGGTATTCATTTAAGATATTAGTTTGTTCCTGTGTAATTACGAAGTTTTTACTTTCAGCTAAATCACAGGCCCCCTCTATCATCCAGTTCAGTATTCCAGAAACCTCTTGTGCCAGTAGTCCTACACTGGAGCGGAGTTCGAAGTTGGGATTATCTCTGTAGTTATTCAAGAATTGGATAACACTCATTCTCCTTTCTGTAGCCGTTGAAACATCATCTACTCTTGGCATTTGGTTAACAGCAAAGACAAACTTAGCTTGAGGTCGGAATGTAAATTGAGGTTTGTATTTAATATCAATTGTTATTAGCTCTCCGGAGATTAGTTTTTTTAATTTATCACTGTGGTAATAATTTCCGGGGACTTCTTCAATAACATTCAACCTCTTTCCAATCAATCCATGCATTCCAAATTGCCCGTACAAATCCCCTAAATCAATATGAGATGTAGCGTCTTTACCAATTATCATTGCTATGGTGTCAATAAATGTAGACTTTCCGTTTCCACCATCTCCAATCATAAACAAAGCTCGGTCGTAAAGCATAGAAGAGGATAGAATATACCCGCTAAATTGTTTTATTAGTCTGGTCTTTTCTTCTTGTTCTGGTCCGGACATCCATTCACTAACACATTTATCCCATATCGGACATTTTGCTTTAGGGTCATAAACAACCGGATATTGTATTAAGGACACAAAGTCTGGAGTGTGAGGTTTTAGTTCTTTAGTATATATATCTAACAAGCCATTCTTAACATTAATTATATAGCCCCCGTCATTAGAGATTTTAAGTAATGGGATAATTGATAAAAGACAAGCAACCTTATCGGACACATTCTTTTTTGTCCTATAGCCCCAGAGCATATCTTCATAAAGTCCACTCAGAACCATATCGGATATTTCTTGGTCACTCATCATTTTATACACTCCGTCCTTGTAGTTAAATACTATTCCAATTTCATTCTTTCTGAGGTGAGGGTGCATAGCCAGTAGTTCTCTTTCGTAGTTTGAAAATCGAACTCTGTCCTGCTCTTTTCTTTTTTTAAGGACTGTAGTGAAAGCAATCTGTATTTTCTGACTCTCTTCCGAAGACATATTGTGAGCAATAATCTCATTCTTATAGGAGTAAGTATATCCACTACTAAAAGCACTATTAATAGTGTTCATAATCTCCTGTGCTCCACCTCGTTCTTTCTCTATACCATGCCACCCAACTTTCTCAATCTGTTCCAAAGCTCTTTTCTTTGTCCAACCAGCTTGTCGCATTAGTGTAGCTGTAATAAGAAGTGCATTGTTTCTAGCATTTGGTATAGGTAAACTTTCAGGGTGAGCGGAGATTAGTCTTTTGAAACTATCTCTCTCCTCAATCGGATATTCCTCATTCACTCTATCAAAGAAGTTCTTCTTCTCTGCCTCTGCCATTTTCTTAGCTTTGTCGTTAGTAGGTGCTTGTTCCCAATTAAGTTTCTGTTCTACAGTAACTGTTGGAAAAACTTCCTCTACTTCGTCCAAAGAATAAACATTAGCCTCTCTCTTATATATCCCTTTGATTTTGAAAACACCTTTAGTTCCTTTTTTGTACTGGTCTCCAGTCTTTTTCCAGTAGAAAGTCTTAGGTACTCTTAAAATTCTAGTTAAATCTTTTACTACTGGGTCAGCTTTCAAAGCTGTAACTATATTTTGTTCAATTTTTTCCCAACGAGTAATGGATTTTTCCCACTCTTCCGGAGTAATTTCCTCCTTGTAGATTATTTCGTCCAAACACCAATAAATATGATAACCGTTCATTGTCTCCAATATAAAAGTAGGGTCTAACTTGCTTTTAATTGCTTCTAATTCTTCTAAGTCTTTCCGGCCGTCTATATCTACAAAGAAAGCATTAATATTAGAACAATTTTCTTTCTGAGCATTTGGAGCATTCTTAAATCCATTGACAGTAAAATAACTCTCATACCCATTTATATTTAATTCGTCCCTTCTCTCAGAACATGAAACTGGAGGTCTGCCTTCACCTGTTTGGTCTATGTATCTGTATACATGGTCTGGAAAAAAAGTTAAGAATACATCTTTGTTTTCTTTTTTTTCCATAATTATTTATCTTAAATTAGAGACAAAATGAAAACAGCCATTGAGCAACATGTAGGAGGTAATGTAACGAACCCCCTAACGAACAATGACTGTTTTCTTCTTGTCTCCAATATTAAGTTTTGTTTTTTGTTACATTTTTGCATTTGCGTGCTTTTATTTAATTAGTTTTTAGAAAAGACATTTTGTTTATGGTGTTCCCTGTGGTGCTTAAAACACAACCATCTTACTTTTAATTTTTTCCGATAATCATCGTGGTGTGCTTGAGAATTTATATCTCCACAAATTTCACAAGGTTTTCTTTTTAGTTTTCCATCTCTTATAGCATTTGAGACAGCATTGTTTGCTCTATTCTTTCCTTTATGCTTCAACCTTCTTTTCTTTTGGTACTTTATTTTTTGTTTTTTCCTTTCTGGTCTTTTATTTCTTTCTACTTCATATTTTACATAATGCTCTTTGTTTATACGGTAATTTTTTTTTACCCTTTTTTTTGTACATTCCTTGCACTCACCTTGTACACCATAAAATTCATTATCCTTTTTTTCTTTTTTACAATCTTTACATTTTTTCATATAATAATTGTATCATACCTTTTTAGAAAGGTCAAAAGGGAATGTCGTCTGGATTTATTTCTTCAGCAGGTGCTGGTTCTCCTTGTAATCCTGTTGGTGCTGGAGCTTGTTCTGGTGCAATACCGGCTTCTGCTGTCTCATTTGCTTTCATAGATTCCAACTTAGGGATAATTGTAGTTTCAACCATATTTTGTAGAAACTCCATTCTTTTAGTATCGTCCCAAACAAGTTCGCCTTTAACTGTTACTTGCTCCATGTCTGGCATTCCATTTGGATTGTCTTTAGTGTAAGCATGTTTCAAAACATTTCCGTCTTGATTAATAAACAACGAACTTCTATTTTTCCCGTCTACTTCTTTAACACTAGGTGAAACTTTCATTTCCTTTGTTAAGTCTACATTCGGTAGCATTTTTAGAAACGCTGTGGAAAAACTATTACTGTAAGATAATTGTAAGATGTACAATTCTTCTTGGTCTCTGAAACCGAAGTTCCAAGTCTTTCCGTAATTACCG